GAAAACAAAATAAAAAATAGAATTGTGATTGTTGGTTTAGATGCCGCGGGATTGAGTGTGTTAAAATATACACCACACGGACTTACAACAGATCAGAACATAACTGCCCAAGCATTAGATACTTTACTCACAGACAAATATTTGTTGCGTACACCTCAAGCAGACACTTATGAAATTGTGTTTATGGCACTGTTACTATTATTGTTGATAATGGTATTACCTAGAACCAGTGTGTTGTTGGCTGTGCCTCTATTGTTGTTTGTGGAAGTAGGTGTTGCCTACGGATCATTCATGGCATACACCAACAGAGGATTTCTTGTAGATCCATCTTGGATAATGTTGTCTGTGTTTTTGATTTGGTCTCATTCTGTGTACAATAATTTTGCCACACAGAGCAGACTGCGACAACAAATTAAGAAACAGTTTGAACACTATCTTGATCCTGGCATGGTTAAAAAATTACAGAAGGATCCATCTCTGTTGAAACTGGGTGGCGAAACAAGGAACATGACATTCTTGTTCTGTGACATCAGAGGCTTCACACCTATCAGTGAGAAGTACAAAGGCAATCCAGCAGGACTAACAAAATTGATTAACAGATTCTTAACACGCATGACAGATGTGATAATATCAAATGGTGGAACCATAGACAAGTTCATGGGTGACTGTATCATGGCATTCTGGAACGCACCTATTGAAAATAAAAAACATAGAGAGATGGCAGTTAAGAGTGCTCTTGAGATGACTAAGGCACTAGCAGAATTAAATGTACGTCTTCAAGCAGAAGGACTTCCTCAAATAAACATAGGGATAGGAATCAATACAGGTGACGCATTGGTTGGTAACATGGGATCGGAACAGAGATTTGATTACTCAGTGATTGGTGACGCAGTTAACCTAGCAAGTAGATTAGAAAGTTCAAGCAAAACATTAGGCAAGACCATAGTGATAGGTGAGGACACAAGACACACCATTGAAACTGTTTACCCGTTTGATTATATAGACAGCATCACAGTCAAAGGTAAGACTGAGAATATTAAAGTATATACTGTTAAGTCTTCTTAGATTTTTTCTTGTCTTGCTTTTCTTTGTGTTCAAGCACCATGTTTAACTTTTGTGTTAAACGTATCATGTCATTGTCTAACATTCTTATTCTATCTATGAGTGCTATCAGTGTTGTGTTGGCTTCGCCCAATACAGGTTTTATTTCTTTGGTTACCCAAGTCCACACATAGTAAACAAAGTAACCCAAACCAAATGCGGCTACAATAGGGAATCCAAATTCTTTGATTGCGTTGGCAAATTCAAGTGTGATCATCTAGTCTTTCCTCGCATCTTCCTTGCCTTCGTTGGCGGCAAGTCTATCAACATTGGGTTTGACTCCAGTCACGTGTGAAAGCAAAGCATCAATCTTAATTAGATCATTGTTCATGGTCTGAACTCTGTTGTCCAGTGCTTTAATGATGTTTTTAAGACCATTCACAGACCCTGTCACAGTGGCTAATATAAATTTTAAAATGATGAATATGAACACACCAGATGCCACAGCACCTGCTATTGGAAATCCTACTTCTGATACAAATTGTAAAAAGTTCATAATAATATATGTATTTATAGGCACAAATACACCATCAATTAAAAGATTGACAACCAAAATTAGACCTGCTATACTATGAATACCTGCTTTATATTTGCTTTCTAATCGGTAAATAGTAAAAAGTAGGGCAAGACTATGAAAAAACGTACCAGAAGCATACTAGATGAATTAAGAAACATTGGCAGAGTCAATGACGCTGAAGCCTTCATAGAAACAACAGGCTCAAACATCATCGAAAGTGCTGTGAATCTGTTGAACACAATAGCAGAGAATTACCCAGAAGAACAAGCACAGGAGTTGGAAAGACGTTTTTTAAACAGTATTCGTAACAAGGAAGCCAAGAAGTTTCAAGTTGGCATTAAAAAAATAATTGAAAGTAAAAAGACAAATGAAGATTCTTAAAGAGGGTGGCAATGTATTCAAAGATCCTAATGGACAAATAGCCACAACTAGAATTAATCAAGCAGATGTGTCTCCCACACTTGCCTGGTTAGAAAAAATTACAGGACTAGATTTACAAAACAACACATTAGGTACCACTGGTAAAGCACCCACTTCAGGAGATTTAGATGTTGCTATTGATCAATCCAAAGTTACTAAAGATCAATTGGCAGACAAATTGAATCAGTGGGCAATACAAAACAAACAAGATCCTAAACTGTGGGTTAAGAAGAGCGGGATCAGTGTTCACTTTAAAACTCCTATCAGAGGCAGTGCCAAGAATGGTTATGTACAAACAGATTTAATGTTTGGTGATCCGGAATGGATGAAGTGGAGTTTACAAGGTGGCGAACCTGGATCAGAATACAAAGGTGCAGACAGACACGTGATGATGGCTTCTATTGCCAAACCACTTGGATACAAATGGAGTCACAAAGCAGGACTACTCAACAGAGACACCAATGAACCAGTGACTAAAGACCCTAACAAGATAGCAGAATTATTGTTGGGCAAAGGAGCAACTGCCAATGATCTTAACACTGTGGAAACGATTCACGCAAAAATTAAAGGCAGATCAGACTATGATACTTTGATGGCAGATGTAAAAGATTCATTTGCCAAGATGGGTAAAAAATTGCCTGAGAATATGAATGACCCTATTGGCTGGTACAGAAGATTACTTAACAAAATAAAAATATGAGATTAGTAGAATTTAAAGAAGTGGACAAAAAGAATGTCGCACTGAAAGAATCAAGAATACAACACGCAGAAGATTTAATCTTCTGGGAAGGTTCCAAAGGAGCCATAAGAGCCATTGAACAATTACAATCATTAAGCAAAAGCACACAGTCACTTACAATCAAGTGGGATGGTTCTCCTGCTGTGGTGTTTGGTAGAAATCCTAATGGTGAATTTATTTTTACAGACAAGTCTGGATTTGTTGCTAAAGGTTATGATGGTAGAGCAACAAACCCTGAAGATTTAAAAAGTGTAATTATGAGTAGAGGCAAAGACGCTACCAAAAAGAAATCACAATCTCAATATGCTTCTAAAATGGCTTCAGTGTTTAACACAATGGCAGAAGCAGTGCCTGAAAACTTTCAAGGATATTTTGTAGGAGATATGTTATACTTTGCTACACCTAAAAAATCAGGCAACAGTTTAGTATTCAAACCTAATGTTGTACAATACAATGTAGATGCGAATAGTGAACTGGGACAAAAGATTGCCAACAGTAAAGTTGGAGTTGTTGTACATCACACATTGACTGAGGATGGAAAAATACTACCCATTAAAGATTTAGACATGGTACAAGGTTCTGTATTGGCTATCCCACCTACAACAATCAACAAAAAAGATCCTATACAAGTAAAAGGACTAGACCAATTGAAATCACTTGTAAACAACAGTGGAGCAGACATAGACAAACTGTTGAACAAAAACAAAATAGCACAAATGAAATTGACTGATCTACCTAACATTTTGTACACCTACACCAACAGCAAAGTTGATACAGGATTGAAAAGATTAGGTGATGATTTTTTAAGATGGTTGGCGGCAAGTGCTGTGAGCCAGCCTAAAAGAATTAAAATTAAAGAATATGTAACAGCAAACATGAACGCATTCAGCAAACTGTGGAATTTGGTTGGCGGAATAATGACAGTGAAAGATTCAATCATCAATCAATTGGATTCAGCACAGGGCGATATCACAGCAACAATCAATGGCAAACCGGGCGGAGAAGGCTATGTACTAGGGTCTCCTGAAGGCAATATGAAATTGGTGAAACGTTCTGGATTCACTAGAGCCAACAGAGCGATAAATAGATAAGGAGAACACAATGAAAGCAAAAGAATTTATTAAAGAGTTTAAAGACATAGATCCAGCAGATGATCCAAATGCGGGAATGGATAAAGAATTCAAGCAGGATTCTATATTCAATCAATTAGGCAAAATACTGGACAGTCGAGGCAATCCAAATCCATTGGACACAGTAACAACAGATGATGGCAAAAAATTCAAAGTATCAATGAATCAAGCCACAGTGTTGAGAAGATTGTTAACTGCACCTAGTGTTAAACCTCAGGTCAAAGCACAGTTCACAAAAGATCTTCAACAAAGTCAAACCATTGAAAAGTTTTTACAAGCAAAAGATATGGTAGAATTATTTGTGTCAACATATGGAATCGATAAAGCAGAACCTAGCAACTACTAATCAATTGGACTTTTTAAGTTCATT